GATCCTGCGGCATGATCGAAAAGGAGTGGGTTATCTTCGTGGCGTGTGTCGAGCAGCAGACACTCACCTCGATCACATCGCTGCTTGAGCCAGTGGTACGGGTCAGCCGGATTGCAGTCCGCAATAAGCTGCTGATAGGAGAGGACTCCGTTCCGCAGGCGGGACACCAGCAACTCCCAATCCAGTTGATCGAGTTCTGTGGCTTCTTGGACATAGATCAGATCGAACTCCGTTGACTTGACCTTCTCGGGGTCGTCCAGGCCGGCCAGGGCGATGATCGCCCCGTTGGGGTAGCGGTACTCCTGGTCCTCGGTCCAGCAGCGCACCCCGCTCGGCTCGGGCAGCACCTTCTTCTCGTACGTGACCAGGGCCGCCTGGGTCAGCGACTTCCTGACCTTCCTGACGATGGCCGCCCGGATCGGACGGCGGTAGGCCACGAAGCTGAGCTTCTCCAGCGCCGCCCTGGACTTCCCAGTACCCGCCGGGCCAGCCAGCAGGACCTCCCGCCCGCGATACTCCATCAACGTCTGAGCAGCCCCAAACGGCATGTACGCCGACTGTTGCGGCGTGGTGCGGACTATTTCGGCTTGTGTCTCAACCGTTTCACCGGTCAGGGTGTCCCTTCGGCGTGCGCCCGACCGCTGCGCCCGAAGGGTTGCTGCCACCCGCTAGGTGCCCACCTTGGCTGGTCGCGAGTTTAGGCCTAGGCCGGCGGTGTTGTCACGCCCGCGTCGAAATTGGCTCTCACAGGGCCTGGGCCGGATCGAAGCCGGCCACCACCTTGACGATCGGCTGGGTGACGCTGATCTCGGATCTCTCGCGGTACTTCTCGGGCCGCATGGCCTTGAGCAGCAGGGTCAGCAACGCATCGCTGTACTGGGTGATGTGACCGGCCAGCAGCCCGCCCTGGTAGACGGGAGTGCGCACGCCCTTGAACGCCCGCCGCACCGCCTCCGCCTCCAGCTTGTCGGCCAGGGCATCACGGGCATCCTGCTCCTGGACCAGGAACGCTCCGTCCGTCTCACGCCAGAACCGCAACTGCTGGGGGGTTGCGCCCGCCGAGGCCAGCGCCGCGCTCACGGCGAAGAACTTGGGCAGAGCCGCCAGATAGCGCTGCTGCAAGACCTTCTCCGAGATCTGCGGCTGAGTTAAGTGCGCCAGCGCAGGCACCTTCACTTTCGTCTTGATCACTGGCGACTGGGGCTTGCCCGGCATGCAACCAAGATACCTCGAGTGTCAACACATTTTTGTGACGTTCGTGACCCCCCTTGACATTGCTAACCTGGGGTTGATTTGTCGCCTCCTACTCCCGCCGGCCCGTACGCAGAGCTTCCTTCACTGATACGTGTCGAGCGGGACAAACTCGTCTGCGGCGGTTGCCGTCGTCAGTGGCGCAAGCCAGCAGAGCTAACCGAGCGAGGCCTGGAGTTTCTGCGCGACCACGTCCTCGATCATCGCCCACGCGGGGGCAGACTCCCAGCTACTCCAGGCAGCAACCGCATCGACGCCTGGCATACCACCAGCCTGGAGCCAGTCCAGTGCCAGACGTGCTTCTACTGGTTCACCGGCCGCCGCTGCCCGCGTTGCTTCCCTCCATTCCAACTCCGACGCGAGCGCGACCCCTCCGCCTGAATAACAGAATTTTTTCAGACGCGTACCCGGCATGGGGCGGGGCGTGAACACGAGCCCCCGATGGTGCTACCCGTACCCTCCCGTTTGGAGACCAGCGCACACTGCAACGCTATACCTTAGAGCGAACGTTTTGGACATGCGGCGCTGGGACGCTTGGAACCTGGCTGGACTCAAGCGCTCACGTTCAGTGTGAGTTAGCTGCACACTGCGCTGACCAGGTCTGATACCAGCGCTGCATACCTACACCACACCCTGGCTGCAACATGCCCAGGCGGACTCCACTCCGGGGGTGGTCCGTAGCCCCGGTCGGCCAGTCCGCATGCGGAGTCCGCGTCCTCCTGCCGGTGCCAAGCGGAAGTTTCTCAGCACTCTCAGACCAGGCCGCCAGAGGCGCGAGTAGCCACTAGGGGTCGCCCCAGACGCTAACTATACTTTTACATCTTTGTAAACAGATTTAATTGATTTACCACAATCCATCCTGCATAGTACTGGCACATCGGCCGACAGGCCAGCCACACCGAAACAAGCCTCACGACGCAAGTCGCAGAGCACTTCGGACTCACAGCACAAGAGCTACTAGCCTCACCGGACGGCCCGGGCAGAGCGATGAGCACATACGGAAGTACGCAGTAGCCACAATCAGCGCTGACCTAGTGAGCCAGCCTGTAGCCACTGACCGAAACCTGGCAAACGAAGTCCCCTGACGGACTGTACCGGCTACAGGATCAATCGCAGCAAGTCTCTGCGGGTAGACCAAACTTAGAAATGGTCCCCAACAGTTAGAGAGGAGGCTGGACTCTGAATGACTCCCCTGTCGCAAGCGCAGACAACGCTAATGCCGGTTGTATCAGGGGGACTCACCCAACACTTACGCAAACGAGATTGCGGACTCATCCAATTAGCACGATGCTCGGTCACTGATAGCGTCACCCCGGCCAGTAAGGTCACAGTGGACTCAGGTCCCCCGGTGGTGAGCCAGGACATGGCCGTCCCGGACGTGCTCACCGGTAACCAGTCCGGCGGCCTGCACGGTTATGGCAATCTCACTCGCAGAGTGCACCCTGTGTCTAGAAGAAATGCTAGCCGGGTGTAATGCGGCAGGCCGGTCACAAGCCCGGTCAATTCAAGCCCCGGTCGCATTCCGGGCAATTGAGGAGACATCTCAAATGACAACCGTAGACATCGCGCCGCTCGGCGCTGAAGACGTCAAAGCACTGCGGAACGCCACTATGGTGGCATTCGACCACTCACCCAACGGCGAGCACGGACTGCGCGCCATCATTGAGAAGCGCAACGGCGCCTTCGAAACGCGTGGCGAACTGAAGATCGCCGCCCGTTCGTATATCCAGCGCTACTCAGATAAGCGCGAATATGACCGTGGCTACGCTCTGATTCAATCGGCCCAGTTCAACGATGAGTGGCGCACCGTGGCGCGAGCGATTCGGGCCGGCGATGTGCTCTCAATGGAGTGGCGCGCCAATTCGAATGGCTACGTCCGTGACGCCGGCCTCAACCTGGACGAACTTATCTTGCACGTGTATCGCGATAGCAAGCGCATCGGCTCCTATTTGCTAGTCGTGTCGGTCTGCCCAGACAACTCGGCCCGCATGATTACCAACGGCCGACGCTACTAATTCGCAGAGTGAGCGGGGCGCTGCCCCGCGTAATGCGGCGCGCCGGTCACAAGCCCGGCTAATCTGAGTCCCGGTCGCATTCCGGGCAATTGAGGAGACATCTCAAATGGATACTCGTTTTGAACTGGCCTACGGCGATGTAAACGTGCTCTACGGCGGCCTGTGGATTCAAGATCACGGTGACTATGCCGATGTGGTCGAAGTAACAGACCTCGATAGCGCCGCCGGCGCCACCAATATGGTGCTGGTCAGCATCGGCAGCGTCGGCCTGTACGGCCGCAACCTCGCCGAAAATCGCCAGCGCTTGGATACTGCGCTTGAGTCCGGTATGGGCAAGGATGCGCTCGCCAGCATCGCTGACCGCAAGCATCGCCGACTGGCGGCCTGGGCAGCGCTCTGGGAATACGGATACCGCGACATTGACCAGGAGCACACCATTGCTACTGACCGCGACTGGCAGGGGAACCGCGATGGCTGGCAGCCGGACCTTGAGAGCTACGGCGTTGACGGGCAGTTGGGCAAGTGGCGGAAGCGGGTCAACGGCGAGGATGGCCTCAAACGCTGGCTGGCTCGCTATGCGGATATCGACTTCAGCGCAGAGTGACCAGGCCGCCGGCCTGGCGTAATGCGGCACACCGGTCACAAGCCCGGTGAATACTCCCCCGCATTGAGGAGACATCTCAGTGCCAAAGCACTATCACTGCATCGCCGGCCTGGCCGGTGGCTACATGCCGAACACAAACGACATCTACCCGACCAAGTCGGCTGCCCTGGCTGGCGCCATGTGGCACGTTGACCAGTACCGAGAATCTGGCGAACGCGTCAAGGGATCTCGCAAGCAAGGCTATTGGATCGCTCGCGAGAGCGAGTCGATGCCAGGCACGTTCTGGGATTACGTAGAGGTCAGCGGACCGTGCTTCGACGCGTGCGAATCCTGGGAGGACTGAGCACGTGAGCGAAAGCACATACTGCGGCTGCGAAACCGCACGCCACTTCGACGGCGGCCCTGGGCATCCCTACGGGCAGCCGAACGGTCCCACCCTTCGCCTGAACGTGCCATGGCTCGCCGGCGAGCCGTTCTGCCAGGAGTGCCGCCGCGACTGCTGGCCGGACTACGCGGACGCCGTCACCACAAGCGCAGAGTGACCAGGGCTAAGCCCTGGCGTAATGCGGCTCACCGGTCACAAGCCCGGTGGATATTCTGACCAGGCTGCCGTAGACCTGGTCACTTTGAGGAGACATCTCAAATGGCTACTACCCTTGGTACCGGCTGGCGCAGCGTCACGCCCGGTGATTGCTTCGTATGCGGCTACGCTGACGATTGGTCAGTCGATGGGCGCGGGAACGTCCTGTGTGGCTGCCAGGCCTGCCCGGAGTGCGGTCTGGCCGACGCCTACGGCATGCACGAGCCGGCCTGCCCAATCCTGGCGGAGGCCGAATGATGCTGTACTTCGACCGTTTCGATATCTGCGAGGCCTACTACGTCTGGGCAGCCGATTGGGGCGAGTATGAGGTCATCGCGCGCCTCGACCGCATGCAATTCCGGGCCAGGCCGCGCCTGAACGATGGGGACGCTTACCTTGGCCTGGAGGACAATGCGCGTGACCTGTATGACCAGCTAACCGCCCGCTCTGAGGCAGACCCGGATTGGTACGTGAACTCGCGCAGAGCACACCGGTAACCACCGGTGTAATGCGGCAGGCCGGTTGCAAGCCCGGCCACATCCTGAAGTCCGGTCGCATTCCGGCAGGGAGAGACATTCCCATGAGCGATTACAACGGATATACGAACTATGAAACCTGGGCCGTCAGCCTGTGGATTAGCAACGATCAAGCGTTGCAGGCTGCCTTCAACGAACGCGCCGAGGACAACCTGCGCCGGGCGCGTATGTACCCGGTGGATTACCTGAGCATCTCTGCCGATGCCAGGATCGGCCTGGCGGATGAGGTCAAGGCCTGGGCAGAGGACGCCGCGCCGGACCTGGGCGCCAGCCTCTGGGCAGACCTCCTGGGCGCCGCCCTGGGCGAGGTTGATTGGGCAGATATCGCGGACAACATGTTGAGCGATACCACAGGCTACGAACGCGCAGAGTGACCGGGGGTAACCCCGGCTAATGCGGCAGACCGGTCACAAGCCCGGTCGAATCTCTCCCGCATGCACAGGAGACATCTGTGAACGAAGTGAGTGTGTGCCTGCCGGCCGCCA